AATCGTTGTTTCTGTTCCAAAGAATACTAAGTGACGATCGGGTGTAGATACCAACATATCACGTGACGCTGTTGGTGCACCTGTAATAATTGTAGCTCTAGTGTTTGTAGCATTTGTTGCATCTGCATCCCATTCAAAACATTCTCCGTTAAAAATTAAAGCAATAAGTGTACTTCCTAAATTATCTAATGCCCACATACCAGGTTCAGCAACAGTATCTGTGTTAACAGATGACTGACCCCAACCCGAATATTCACTATAATTAGTTACAGTAGCACCGTTGCTGTGAGCAGCTCTAGTTGTTCCTCTTACAGCTCTTGTGATACCCGTTAAATCATTTCCAGATACACCTGTGTAAGAAATTTCTTCAGTGCCTACCTGAATAAAATTTGTTCCTGTTGTTGGAAAATTAAGTGTGGATGTTAATGTAATACTAGTTCCTGATCCACCAGTACCATTAGCGTCATTTAATAATGCACCATTTAAAGTTGTTGTTTGAGGTGCAGTCGCTGTTCCACCCCATTGAGATATACCCCATCCAAAAACCCCAACTTGTTCTGCTGGACCTACATGATAGTATTGAAAAAAAGTTATGCCTCCAGAAGTTGTAGCTCCTGCTCCTCCTTCACTACTATCCATTGTAATAGTTATAGTAGTAGCAGAGGGTATGCTTGTTACCATAAATTTTTTATCACAAAAATCTGCAGCACCAAAATTAGAACCTGTAATAGCGCTAAACGTACTTGTCTCACCAAATAATATAATGTCCCCAGCTTCAAAACTATGTGGACTACCAAATGTAATAGTTACAATTGGTGATCCGTTAGTCGTGCTAAATGCATTTGTAATAGCTGTTCCTGATGGATTAACTAAAGGGTGTATGTCATAGTATACTTGTCCAGAATAAGCATACAGTATTCTATTAGTTCCAATAATTGCATATTTAATACCGTCTTTATTAACCATGTGATGCAAACCTCTAGCTGCACCAGTTAATTTACTGTCTCCTAATTGAGACCAACCACCTATTTTTTCTGGAGTACCATATCTAAAACGTACATTTTCTCCCCCTGTCCATTGAGATTCGGCTCCTGTAGATGTAACTTGTTTATTAAAACCTGGTAAAAATCCTAATTTTTGTAGCATAATACTTAACCATATATGGTTTTTAATTTTTTGGTAGTATTATATACTAAAGTTTTAGCTCATTCAATCTCACATTAGAACCTATATTGCCCTTAACAAACGTGTTAAATGCAAGACTTATTCTTAAATTAGAATCTTTTTTTTGAAAAACATTGTGAGTAGTAGAGGATGGAAACATAATCAACATTCCTGTCTTAACAGGAAACCACCAATCTTTTGAGTTCCATATATTAAAATTTTTTATATCAGGCTGTATGGTTGAGTGTTCTTTATTATTAAAATTAATAGAATCAACATGCTCATCAGCACTTATATAAAACACCCCTGAAATGTAAGAATTAGGATGTGAATGAAGATGATGATACTGATTTTCATCATTATAATTTATCCAGGATTGAGTTATATAAACTTGTGTATCATCTCCAGGGCAAACAATGTTATCCATATATACTTGAATACCTTCTTCTATAAAAGATTTAATATCTTTCATTTTTTTATGTTCTAAAATATAATTGTTTTTTGAAGTATTATTACCAACATTATCATTAGCATCATTTATTTGATTTTTAGCAAAGGTTAATTCTTCTTCTGTAAACTTTCTTTCTAAATAAGTATGAAATACAGGTATAGGAAAAACACCGCTTATTTCAAAATTAAATTTTTTCATAATCTACAAGTATGTACAAAGATCTCTTGCTTTCTTCGCAAGTTACAAACTTAAATTTATCAGAAGAATCAATAAGATATAAAATATTTTTTTCATTTTTAAAAAATTCATCATTAATTTTTATACCGCCGTCATCATTTTTTATGCAATAAAGAGCAATTTTTCTTCCATCTTTAATATTAAAAGGTATTTCTTTTTTTAACCCTGTTCTAGTTATCATTAAAGACTGAGCTAAATGAGCTTTCCACAAAACGTCTTCTTCTAAAAAATTTATTTTTTCTAATAAAGGATTAAATATTTTTATATAATTTGTATTTAAACTAGGGTGATATAAATTAAAATCTTTTATAAAAGTATGTTGAAAACAAAAATTTTCTTCAGGAGCTATGTTTAAAAAGTCTTGATAAAACCATGGGTAATGTTCTCCTGATAAACAAACTTGTAAATCTAAATAGTTTACGTGTAATAATGCGTTAGTAAATTTATTCATATAGTCCTTTCTTCCTACTTAAAACATTTTATATTATTTTATAAAAAATAACAACACCTATTTATTTATTTTAAAATTAAAAGATATTGATATTCGCTTTTCTTCGTTATTATTTCTTGTTACATAATGAGGAAGACTTGAAGGAAATAAAATAAACAGTCCAGGTTCAGGTTTTATCCAATAAGTTTTATCTAAATATTGATTTACTGGATATTGAAAAGTAATAACCCCACAATTTTTTGGAGCAGTTACATAATATACTCCAGATAAAACTGGAGAGTCTATTAAATTATTTACATTTACATGATGATGTAAATTAGTTGAATGATTTTTTTCATGTATGTGTGCCCAAAATTCATTTACATAATAATCTTTATTATATTTATTGTTTAATTCTTTTTTTATTAAAGATAACATTTTATTTACTTCTTCATGTTTAGGTATATCTGTGTCTTCTGATAAGGTGTCGGTTATATCTAAACCTCTTTTTCTTGTAATTTGTTTTTCATACAAAAGACAATGTTTTTTTATTTCATCATTATTAATAATAGAAAGTTTTCCTATTTCAATAGCGGTCTCTGTTAATATTAATTTTTCTAACATTTAAAAATAATTAAAGTTTATAACAATTCTTTTATGCAAATCTGTTTGATAGACTACTTTATGTTTAATATTAGTATTAAAAATTAACATTCTATTTTCAATACTATCTACCTTAATTTCTTCATTATCTATGTTTAAAATAGTTTTAGCATTACATGTTGTAAAATATAATATTGCTGTCTTAGAATTATTGTGTTCATAATCTTTATGATAATTTGTTTCAACTGTATCTTTATCTCTAAAAATTAAATTTGCTCTTACTTGTATAGTAGATTTATAATTAAGTTTTTCTAATATAGGAACAATATGTTCATCATATTTTACATGATGAGGTCTATTATTATTATACCAACAAAAACTAAAAAAACCATTTTTATTTTTAGTGTTATGAGGACTATCTACAGATTTAAAATACCAAGGCGTATCTTCACTATGTAAAAAATATTTTATATTTTTATACATATCTTTATCTAAAAAATTATTAATAATTTTATAATTAATATTCAAAGGTTGAATCTCCATATCCATTTTTACCTTTAGGCATAAAATTAAAAGCTAAAGAATATCTGACATCATTTGAGTTATTTTCTAATTGAGAGTGATGCAAATTACCGGGAAAAAAAATTATATCATTTTCTTCAATTGATTCTGTGTGTCCATAACCATTATATTTATTCCATTCTTTAGGAATGACTTGAATATTTTCATTATTAAATTTATTAAAAGATATAAATCCTGAATTAATTGGAAACTTAAAATAATAAACACCGGATAAAAAACAATTCATATGTTTATGGTATTCTCCATAATTACCTGGCTGTGATTTAGTAATCCAAGATGTAGTAATAAAAAAATTACTTTCATATTTATATAAATCAATGTATTGAGAAAAACATTTTAAAATTTCTTTTTTTATATTTTTAAATATATCTTTATCTAACACATATAATTCTTCAGAAACCAATGTTTTATTATGGTTTTTTTGAGAACCTGATTTTAAATAATTAACTTTATGTGCAAAAAGCAATAAATTATTTTTATCTTTATTTGTTAAATTTAATTTTGTTTTACCTAAAGCTGTGCTAAAAATATCTAAGTATCTCATAAGTAATAACTGCTGTGCGTAAAATTAAAAGACAGACCATATTTAGTTTTACCGGTAATATTTCTATTAGTATAATGTTTTAAAAAACCTGAAAACAAAACAAAACGACCTTTTTCTGGTTTTACTTTTTCATTTATTTTTGGAAAAATTAATTCTTGATCATGATCATTTAAATATAAAGAACCAGCAACTAAACTATCTCCATGACAATGCATCATTGTTCTATGACCAAAAGACTCTGCATATCCCCATGAATTAAAAAATTTATATTTTGGAACACTTTTAATTTTATCAAGTTTATCCATTACAGGAAGTAAAAGTTTTTGAAGTTCTGGATCATTATTAAAATAATTCCAATCCGTCATAAAACCTTGAATAGCTGTTTTATTATTTAAATTAGATTCAGCTTTTATTCCTTCTTCTATTTTTTGAACAAAATATTCTTGATTAACATCAAGATGACCTGTTATAAAAATATAATCTTGTTCTATTTGACTATTTATTTCTTTATCTATTATCATAACTTTCTTTTATATGTTTATCTCACATATAATTAAAAGTCAACTATTCTCCTGGATCTACTTGCTCTTCCCAAGAAGTTGTGGATTCATTCCATTGATAGGCTTTTCCATCTTGAGGACACGTATTAGGTGGTTCCCATTGACAAGACGTTTCATTTAAAGTCCAAGATGAGTATGGTGCTGGAGCTATAAAAGCATCTTTAGTTGGATCATAAGTATAACCAGAACCAGGATAATTTTTTCTAAAAGGAGTTCCTCCTAACAAATGAACTCCGCCTTGAGTATTATAAGAACATTGTTTCCAATTTTCCCATTTATATAAATTTTTTAAAAAAGCTATTCCAGCAGCTTCATCTGTAGCTACGTCATCAGACACTGGAAAAACGTCCAACACAATATTATTTTCATCAAGTTTAGCAAAGTGAGCCATTACGCAGTGTAACTCCCATCACCAGTCCATTTAACTATTTTGTAATCTCCATCTGTTGTAACTGTTGGAGAACCTGTTGTAGTTCCTGAATAATCAGCAGTTAATATTTTTAATATAACAACTCCGCTTCCACCAGAACCGCCTTGTTGAAAACTACCATCGGGCGCGGCTCCACCGCCGCCTCCACCAAGACCATTTGTTCCATTTCCTGCTAAAGCTGCACCGCCGCCACCAGAACCGCCAGAACCTGGGCCGCCTGCTTTCCAGTAAGCTCCACCACCGCCACCAGCATATGTTACTGATGAACCAGTAATTGAATCTGAAGAACCAGCACCACCATTTCCTCCTGGTGAATTATATCCACCAGTTCCACCAGTTGAACCAGAAGCACCGCCTCCGCCTCCGCCTCCGCCGGAAGCATAACCTCCTGCTCCACCATTAGCCCCTTGAGATGGACTTGTACTTGGTGTGTTGCCAGATCCTGCAGCACCTAAAATTCCTCCGCCAGCGCCTCCAGCGCCACCGTCTCCACCAACACCACCAGAACCAAAACCGCCTCCGGCTGCTGTTTGTGTTAAACCTGTTCCTGAAAAAACTGAATTACTACCTTGAGGACCATTACTACAATTTCCTCCAGCAGCTCCACTTCCTACAGTAACCGTATATTCTTCTCCTTGAGTTATTTCTGAACTACTAAATTTACGCATGCCGCCTCCGCCGCCTCCGCCGCCGTAGACTTGAGAACTACTACATCCTCTGCCTCCACCGCCTCCAGCAACTAAAAGAAAATCTACTGTAAATATTGAGGCTCCACCTCCAGAACCAAAACCTAAAACGTTGTATCCAAACATTGTTTTACCTTTTGAAGAAGTTTTAAGCTTAGTATTTTTACCTTCGGTAGGTATGATTCCCGGTATTACTCTCATATCTAAATTCCTTATGCGTCGTTAGCCGCGTCAGTAGTAAAGAATAATTTAATACCTAGAACTCTTGATTCACCAGTAAAAGTATCACTACCGTCAGCCGCGTCTCTATATAATTGAAAATAAGTTTGTTCTCCTGCTGCAGGTGATCCTGCAACTGTCATTGCACTACTTTCAGATGAAATTTGTTGGTCTTCTACTGTACCAATTCCAGCATCTGTAACTTCTATTGCTGTTCCATATGCAACATCAATAGTATCACCATCGGCACATGCAACCGCTTGTAAACCAAATATACAGTTTCCTGTATTTGTTGTACTCGGTGACCAATAAACTTGGTAAGTTAAAGTTCCTTCATTCCATGATTTAGGCATAGCTATTGTAAATTGTGTGTATTGTTTTGTACTAGCATCAAAATCAAATACTTTTAAATCTGGTCTTATGGCTGTTGTTTCTACTTGTGCTGCATCTGCAGGGTTAGTAGTTGGTCCATACATAGCTGCTGCTGGAACCCATATAGTTTCTTTACCAGCGATTTTTAAAGCAGAACCATTTCCTTGTAAAACACCTGTTCCTTTTGGAACAAGGTTAAGACTTACGTTAGTTTCACCAGAAGCAGTGATAGTAGGTGCATTACCTGTAGCAGCATTTGCTAATGTAATTTCATTAACAGCTGATCCTGTTGCAGTAAGATTAATTAATTCGTTTCCACCCGTATCTAAAATTGCAGTTCCAATTTTAGGACTAGTTAAAGTTTTGTTTGTTAAAGTTTGTGTTCCTGTAAGAGTTACATCACCATCACCAAAAGCCATAGTATATATGTCTGGGTTAGTGCCATCGTTTCCAGTAGCAAATACTACTTGATCACCTTTATCAGTTGCTGAAAAAGTATAGCTATCTCCTGAACCAGTAATATATTTAAATTGTACTGTATAAGCACCTGATGTTGAATTTCTTAAAAAATAAAATGTTTGTGCATCTAAAGGAATTGTTACGATTTGATTTCCAGTAATAGTACCTGTAAACTCAATCATTCTGTGAGCCATAACTGCTCCAGTTGATCCATCATTTACAGTAAGATCTGTAGTTTGTGCACCACCTGCTATTGATTGTGCAGAAAATCCACCCGAAATTTGTTCGATAATATTTAAGTTGGTGTTAGTTTTTGTTCCCCATGTACCGGCGTTTTCACCAGTTGCCATTAGTTCTACACCGAGAGCTGTATAAGTTGATGCCATAATTTTGTACTCCTAATTAGTATCTTTTTTTAATTTGTTTTAAACTGATTGTCAATAATATATATTTTAATTATCTGCATTTACTGAAGTATAATTTGCACTTTGTGTTGCTGTAACTGAACTATATCCAGCACTTTGTGTACCTGTAATAGCTTCATAACCTAATGGAGCTACGCCAATTGGTGATATACTAGCAGTTGCTGAAACACCTGTCAATCCCATAACATCTGCTGGTGTTCCTGTAGGAAATGAACCAACTGTAGAAGTTGAACTTACTCCAGTTAACCCCATAACGTCCGCTGGTGTTAAACTTCCTACAGACGATGTTGCACTTAATCCTGTTAAATCTACAGTAGGGTTTGAAGAAGTAATAAGAGTTCCAACCGAAGATGTTGCACTTAATCCAGTTAATCCCATTGTTTGATCTGCAGGATCTAACGAACCGACTGATGAGGTTGCACTTAATCCAGTTAATCCCATTGTTTGATCTGCAGGATCTAACGAACCGACTGATGAGGTTGCACTTAATCCTGTTGGAGTTAATGTAACATCTGAAATAGCTGTTGGTGCACCCACAGATGATGTTGCACTTACCCCTGTTAATCCTATAACATCTGCTGGTGTTAAAACACCTACTGAAGAAGTCATAGAAAGTCCTGTTAATGAAACTGTACTAGCTGATTGTCCCCAATCTTCAACACCCCAACCATCAGAACCCCAACCTGTGTTAATTTCTGTAAGAACTGTTGTAGTTCCAATTGCTGATGTTGCACTTACTCCTGTTACGCCTACATTTGGATTGTTACTGTCGCCCCATGGTTCTTCACCCCAAAGAGTTCTACCCCATCCTTGTAAAGCTCCTGAAACAACAGTTCCAACAGATGAAGTTGCACTGACTCCAGTTAATATAACGGTATTGTCTGATACCTCACCCCATTCACCACTACCCCAAGATTTTCCACCCCATCCTAAACTTGCAAATGGTGTTACTGATCCAACATTAGTAGTAGCACTTAATCCAGTTAAACTAACATCAACAGCATTTTGATCTCCATATTGATTTACGTTCCAAGAAAAAACTCCATACGTATTAGGGTCTACGGTATTTGCTTGTCCGCCCATTCCTCCATGGTTTGTACAATAATAATAAAGAGTTGGTGCACTAGCAGCTACAACAATTTGTGTATAAGCTCCAGAGTTTCCTGGTGTGCCGCTAGAAGTTACACCAGTGGTATATTCTGTTCCACCTGCAGCGTCTGCTGCAGTTGCAAATCTTAAAGGGTGAGTACCATTTGTAGAATCTGATTGATCAAATTTATAAGTACCTGTTTCAGCTAAAGTTAATGTAGGTGTTTGTACACCATCAATAAAATATTTATTGCCGGAACCAGTTGATTGAACTGTGACTGTAAATGTTCGGGTAACCGACATAAGGAATTCCTCCTTATGCTATACGAACTATTGCGTTATCAGCGTCTGCTGTTGGAAATTGAACTGTGAAAGTTCCACTTGTTACAGTTTTATCAGAACCAAATGCAATAGCACAAACTGCAGGGTCACCTGATGCTGAATCATTAAAAATTAAACATCCGTTAGCTGTAAAAGAAGCTGATGTCCAAGAAACATCTGCAAAGTCACAAACTGCTGTATCTGTAGATAAAACAGGAGTTACACTTGTAAGTGCTTTTCCTTTTGCAGAATAAGCTGAACCTGATGTGTTAGAAATTTCGTTTGATGAACTATAAGCTGTTGTTGATTTGTTTAAAGTTGCTGAACTTGTGTATAAAGCTAAGTTAAAAGTGTTTCCAGACGATGCTGTAAAATTATGTATTGCTTTTAAAATTTCTGTTTTAAAACTGTTACATATTGCCGATGTTATTGCCATAAATTTTCTCCTAATTATTGAGGCGGTGACTCGATTGGAATTCTTATTGTACCATCCGTGTAATCGTCTCGTCTTCTTCTTCCAATTTGCATCG